GATAGGTTAGCCATTATCTTAACTGGTACATCTTGGATGCCTAATTCTAAACAAGCCTTGTATCTTTGATGACCAGCGAGAATTACATTGTTTTCATCAATGATAATCGGTTTAGCTTCTAACAAATCTTGATCTTCTTGTATTGACTTAACAAGTTTCTCAAACTCTGTTTTGCTAATCTTTCTTGGATTACTTGGATTAGGTCTAATTTGGTTTATGTCCATTATCGATTTTTTGTGTCGGTTCTAATAGATGTCAATTGCGTTTTTTCTTTGACTTTTAGGCTTTCAATGCTTAGTTCCTTTCCGCACTTAAAACAGGCTACTTTATGGAACTCCAACAAAGACTGCCATACATAGTCTTCGGTTATTCTACCGCACTTGCATTTATATTCTCTTTTTGCAAATGTATCTTTCATACTATCTTCCTTGTCCTCTATAAGCCTTAGGCTTAGGAGTGTGTTTGTTATAGGATTTCTTTGCTTTACCAGCTTTTCTTTTGCCAAAGCTGACTTTGCCGTTGCTACTTAGTTTCGCCATATTTTTCTATTAATTCGTTTAGTTCTGTTCTGGACCATTTGTAAACCTTAACTCTTGTTGCTATTGTTTCCAATCCTTTTACCGCTGGTTCGCCTAATTTTTGCACTAATCCAATTCTGTACATAGCTTGGTTGCCGTGTTTATACATATTGCATCCAGCACATTGTAAGTTGATATTCCATTCGTTAAACCTTAAAGCTGAATATCCTTTAACTGGGAAATAGTGTCCAGCTTGATTTGCGTTAGGACTTCCACAAGATATACAAGGCAAACCTTCGTCTCTTTTACGAACATAAGCGTTTATAACCTTTTGTGTCTTTTCTAATAGTTTTGGTAATGGAGTTAATGCCATAAGGCAAAGTTAGGGTTTATGTATGCGAAAAACAACAGTTCTACCATTTACCTCAAATCGCTTCTTAGCTAAAGGACTTAAACCCTGCCTAATTGAGTATTCTGGAACTTTAGTCGTTCTTACTGCGTAGGCTATGCTTTTAAATATGGTTACTTCTTTTGTTTCTATGTCTATCATTTTTATTGGTCTTGCATTTTCCGCACCGCTAACTATCATTTTATCCATCTTTTTAATTCAAAATAAATATTTGCCGTTGCAATTAGTATAAAAGCTAAAGGAACGCTAATAAGGAAAAATTTAATGTATTTCATAGTTTATTTGTTTTGGTATTGTTTATTGTAATAGTCATCACCATTAAACTTTGTTCTATTTATTTCTAATGCTTCATCTAAATCACAAGCTATATATCCTTTGTTAAAAGCATCCGCTATCTGCTCTTTTTCTTCTTTTATAAAATCATCAATATTATCTATTAGCCATTTTAAAGTTATATCCTCGTGATATTTATAATGTAAATCTTCAGAAATTCTCTTTAATTTTTGCATTGAAGTTTCCATAGTTTAAAGTTTTAATGCCCCCATTTTCGACATAACAAACACCACTCTGTTAATGATTAAAAATTTGGGGGCAATTATTTATAATTGATATTTAATTATTCCTTTCCAAAATCTATTACTCCATATTTCTATGTTAATAGTTAAAAATACAAAAGCTAAAACATATTCATCTGGTATATATCCACCATTAATTTGCTTATATCCTTTAGATATGTAAAAATGAATGCTCGGCGTTATAGCTATATTTCTTTTAGTATTAAATATTTTAATTCCTATTTTCATATTATTTGTATTGGTTTTTTAAATATTCATTCATAGCGTTACGATTAGCTTCTTTATCCGTATCTGTTGACATTCGGTTGCTATCTCCGTAAGACTTATTTTGAGCGTGTTGCTCTTCCATAAAATTAACAAACTCATCATGTCTTTGTTGGCGATATACTTCAAACATTTCAAAGAATGTAGGCATATCCATCCTATCATAGACTTTTCCGTATTTATATTTAACCATTCCGTCTAAGAACAATAAAACATCTTGAATAGCTAATTGATCTGCTTCAGCCTCTTCAATGATTGAGTAAGATAATTGCATAATTTGCTCTGCATTCATTCCAACCCTTAAATTGAAGTTATTCAAAGCCTTAGTTATTGCTATTGATAGTATGCCAGATATTTTTTCGTTCCCATAAATCTTAGTTAAAGCTGGTAGCCTTTCGCTTACTGGAACTAACTGAATTACTTTTACTGGCAAAACTTCGCCTTTGTCTTTAAACCTGCAAAGTTCGTTAAAAACACCTCCGTTATCTCCTTTCGCTAAAGAATTTAGAATGTGCTTCGTGTAACTGTTCAATGGTAACTTTTGGGCTAACCCTTGATTGACTTGTTGTATTTCTTGTAATGATTTCATCGTTAAAGCATTTTTGGTTTAGATATGTACTTGGGTGTTTTCTATATGTTTTATCTGGTGTTGATTGCACATAGGCTTGAACGGATTGTAAAGCTAAATCTTTTTCTTGTTCATTTAGCTTATTCCATAAACTTTGTGCTTTTTTCTTTGATATTTTATAATCGTATAATTCCCACCATTCTTCAAATTTTGGGTCAAGTATTTCAATTTTAGTTTTAGTTCTATTTATAGTTATAGTTTCATTTTCAGTTTCAGTTTCCATATGCTTAGCATATGCTTTGCTAGTGCTTTCATTTTTAGGTGATTTAGCATTATTTCGCCTTGATTCTGAGAATTTTTGCCTTCTAATAGTCTCGTTGTACATTCTTTCATTATAAAATGCACCATCTTCATTTTTAAATTTGCTCCAAATGTCAACATCATATGCTCTGCATATGCTTAGCATATCCTTTTCAGTTAATTTTCCTTTTTGATGTTGTAAACAAAGTAAACGGATATACATTCCGACTTGTTCGTTAGACATTGTAAAAGTGCCACTTAAAAAATCAGAAGTGTAAAATAGCACCGCTGGGTCTTTACTCATAAAATAAAAAAGGTCCGCAGCGTTCCCCCCAGTAGGATTAGGGGTTCAGCGTTGGACCAATAAGTTTAATAATGGATATCCTACATCCGTTACAAATATACTATACTAACCTATATTTAGCAAATTGTTTCTTCTTATTATATTCAATTTCAGTCATAATTTTTAATCCTTCGTTTTTTAGCTTGTAAATAACGGCTGCAAGTCTTAGGCAGCCAAATTTATTTAATGCTTGAATAGGAGTAATTGACTTTCTGTTTAATAAGTGTTTTTTGATTTGTTCTTTTTGAGTTTTCATAGTTGTTAAAGTTTTGTTAATGTTTAGAATGGTAAACTTTCTGGGTTTTCTTCTTCTTGTTTATTAATGTTGTTGTACTCTTTTTTAGCATCAAACTTGTACTCCTTACCTCTACCGCAATATTCCTTTTTAGCTTTTTCTGCTCTTTGCTCTTGCGTTTGATTGTTCCAGACTGTTAGATTGTTCCCTTTATCGTCTGGTTCTCTTAGGTAATCAACGGCTATGTTAGCATAATGCTTAACTCCGTGTTTAGTTTGTACTGGCTTCCATTTAATGTCTTCCATGCATACATTTAATACTTTCATTTTTATTTATTTAGGGTTATTGAATAAGTTCTTTTGTAAGATTTTAAAGGAATTTGACCTCTTTCGTATTTTTTGCCATTTTCCTCAATCTCTTTTTGTTTCTCTTTTAAGACATCAATTTGAGCCTGCAATTCAGCCCATTCTGGACTATATGCAGCGTAATCGTATGTTTGACTATCCTTTAGGCTTAAAGACGCTCCTAAATGGTCGTATTTACCTTTAGGGCATTTATCTAAGAAGTCAATTACATGGTCCTCAACTTTAGATCGTAAAGACTTAGCAAAAGTTTCTATTGCAGCCATTTTAACTGCTACATCTTCGGCTTTCATTGTGCCTTCAGCTAATTCGTTGGCTACATTTGTTGCGTAGTTTTCAATGTCGGTTTTTGTGGGTGCGACTTCCCAAATCATTAGATTGTTCATAGTTTTAAAATTGGTTTATTCTTATTATTATAATGTTGTGGTTTACTAATCTTTCAAAGACTTTCCCATGCACAAATGTTTCTTCTTTTGCCATATTTTTATAATTACCTATAATTATATCTTCTACTGCTGGAACAAATCCTTTGCCATCATAATCCAAAATACCAGTTAATTTGTTATCGTTTTTCCATATTTCTAAATATACTATCATTATAGATTCTTTTTAGCGTTAGTAAATAATTCGTTTAACTGGTTCTCTTGGATCATAGTAATATTTAATTCGTAAAGTTGCTTTAATTCCGTCAAACTTTCACAAAAATCAATAGCTACTACTAAATTGTCCTGCGTTTCGTGCTTCTTTATATAAGGAGCTTGTTCTTTGCTAAAATCCATTTCCTCTGCTGGAGTTGCTTCAAATCCTGCTGCTTTCATTAACCAACCTAATAAAAGTCTATAAGCCTTTCCTTCGGCTCTGGTTTGTGCCATTGAGCAAATAGCATACTCGTCAAAGGTTCTTTTAGTTCGTTCTTTGTTGGAGCAAATAGCGTGTCCGATTGAAACTACTTGACCAGTTGCAATATTTCGTACCTCGCAAGTTGCCCAGTATTTAACCTCGTTTTCTTTGCTTATGTCTTTTACTTCGGTAATAATTGGGATTAGTCCAATTGCCGCTCCAGCGTAACCCCAGCCTTCAACATTTACAAATTGTTTCCCTTGAATGTTAGTGCTTAGTTTTTTCTCTTTGATTAGACTTGCCAACTCGTTTGATAGGCTCAAAAGACTATCTTTGTTGATAAGTTCGTAAGTCGGTTTGACTTGTTGTAATTCTTGCATAGTTTGTGTTTTAGGTTATTTGATAATTAAAATTAGGACTTTTTTGTGAATAATCAAATAAATCTTTGAATTTTTATAAAATCTTCTTTGAAGTCCGTTTCATAGTGTAAAGCCATAATATCATTAATAGTCTGTAAAGCGTGGATTACTGTTGTGTGGTCCCTTCCGAACATATCGCCAATGGTATTTAGCGTAAAGTCCGTTTGTTGCCTAATAAAGTACATCGCAATCCATCTGGCTTTTACAAGTTCTTGCTTACGGCATTTGCCTCTTATGTCATCATTAGACATACCATAAAAAGCCGCTACTTTAGCTATTATCTGGTCCGCTTTCTCTATTTGTTGTTTTAATCCCGATTTTTCCTTCATTATCGGATGGGTTAAGTAACTCATTTAATTTCTGTTTTGTTTCTTTAATTTGTTTTCTAAGTAATTCGTTTTCTAATTCCAAGATTTGCACCATCTTGATATAATATGCTTTGTTGTCTATGTAACTCATAATTTTGTTATTTCTTGTTTAACTTGCTCCCACCAATTTGATGCAATACAATTCTCATTTTCATCAAAATTAATTGGGTTAGATTTTATTATTTCATCTACTGCTAAATGTGCAGCCAATTTATGAAAATTACTATGGTCTAAATATTTTAATTGATAAAATTGATTTTTAGACAATTCAAGATATTTTTTGCATAGTTCTTCAGCCTTTTCTTTTGGTGTCATAATTAAAAGTGTAAAAGGTTAATTGGCAGCATAAAATCCTCTGTGATTTCGTACAAATCCAATATTAAAAAATGATATGATTTTAAAATACGCTTTTGAACTTGGTTCATTCTGGCAATTTTAATAAGGATGTCTTCCTCTCGTTGCATTAAGCGAATTGGATCATCCATTGTGCCTCTTCGCCAAGTTGCTAAATCTTTTTCAAATAGCGTTTGTCTGGCTTGTGCAGACTTTAACATTTCTAATAAACAAGCGGCTCTTTTGTGTAGTTTTAGTTGTTTCCCTTGATAGATTAATTGCATAGTTTTAGGTTTAGTCGTTAGAAATATATTTCATAAAATAATACATATCCCCAGTTACATTTTCGTATGATTTGCCACTATTGAAAGCAGTTTCAATGTCCTTCCTTTCGTCAGTCAGCATTGAGTAAACTTTTAATGTAATAGTTTTAATTGCTAATAGACTTTGTAAATCGCTTTCTTTAGAAGCCATATCTTCCAGAAAGCAAATCAATTCTTTTAATTGTGTTTTTTCCATAGTTTAAAGGTTTTCTACTAATGCGGTTAATACTAAGCCAATCATAAAAATAATGAAGGCATAAATAGGTTTGATTGAGTCTTTTTCGTACTGATTCATTGTTTAAGGTTTTAAAGTGATAATAATTGAGTTTGACATTGTAGAAAATGTAATGCTTTCTACTGTGAACATAATGCGATTTACTCCTTTGCCAAAGTTTGCAATAATACTATCGCCTACTCTTGGAATGTGTGGAGCGTCTAAAATTTGTTGATAGTCAATCCCGTCTTGGGCATAATAGATTGTCGTTTGCCAATTCATAATTAAGGTTTTTGTTTATGAAGTAAAGATATATCCACATAGCTTATCCACCAAATTTATTCACAATTATTTTTACTAATTAAGGAAATTTTAACATTTGAACCGATTATCTGCATTATTTTGCTCATTTTGCTAATGATTTTAGTAAACTTATAGGTTTACATTGTCCAGTTTATCAATCAAAAAACTGGACTTTATCAATCAATGATATAGAATTGTATATCAAAAAAAGGCTTTTTTGAACGGTAAATTATACCCTATTGGTTATTAAATATGCGTAACTATCCGTATTTATACGCTTTAGGGTATAAAAAAACCCAGTAGAAACTGGGTTCGCTTTAAAACCTTAATCTAAACTATGCAATATGAATAAGCAAATATAAATAAAAACTCCCAGCTTTTTACACTGGGAGAAACCTGAACTATGAAAAAACAACACTACAAAGATAATACTTCTATTTTGAGCCGTCTTGAAGCAGGTCTTTGTCGTGGTTGTCCACTCTTCTATACCCCTCTTTCCATAGTATTTTGGTTAAGGCAACGCTTTTACGCACTATCTCTTCCTCGCTATCTTCTGGGTTAAGTAAGTGCATTACTTCATGTATTACTATTTCTAAATGCTTTTTCCCCTTTAATCTTGAATCAATAAGAACCTCGCCATCACTACAAGCGATGCCGTGAGCCTTTTCTTTGCCCAGTTTCTTATATATAATCCTAATTCTCATCTTTTAGTTCAATCAAATCTAATCTGTCAATTTCTTTAGGAGTGTACTTTAATCCACCTCTAACCTTTGCCAACGCTTTTTTAATTTCGTTTTCTAAATCGTAAACCTCGTTTAGTTTGGTAACTAAAATGCTTTCTTGCTCAAATAGTGTCATTTTGCCAAAATTTCTTGGTAACTTCATTTAATTTATTTTTTATGTTTTCTTCCCAAATTTGCTTTTGATATTCTTTCTTTATGTATATCAGATAATTTATGTCCTTTGGTATATTCATTTCCTAACATTCTTTGCCTCATTTTTTCTTTTGTTTCATTTGTTAATTTTCTTCCTTTTAATTTTTCGGATATTCTTTTTTTTACTTCTTCACTTAATTTTGTGCCTCTTTTTGCATTAGCAGTTTTTTCTATAGATTCTTTTGTTCTTTTAACTCCAAATGCACCTTGACCGCCAATAGCAAAATTGGCTAAAATTCCATTATCTATAATCCTTTTATATAAATTTATAAATTCTACTTCTTTTATACAAGCCTCATCCCAAGTTAAATTATCTAAAACTATTTCAATTTCATATTCTGAACGAGATGTAATTGACTTCCATATTTTATTTCTTGAATGCCAATCTTTTGCTCTTTTATAGTTTTTATCACTACCAATCCCTATATAAAAAGGCTCGTTTTTGTCAAGTCTTATATGTCTATATAGATACGCCATTTCTAATAATTAATAATTTTTTTAAATATATAGCACAATCAAGAGCCTCTTCGTATGCGTGGTTAAGCCACATATCTTGTGTTAAATCAGTTCTATCCATAGTTGTACCATAGGTTTCAACTCCTTTGAGTTCTCTTGCTTTGATGTCGTTTATTACTTGTTCGGTTACTTGGCTCATTAAAATACTTTGTTTTTTATTATTCGTTTGTTGTGTACTCTAAACTCTCCGCTCTTATCTTTCTCTAATATTGCAAATCCTTGATTGTACTGGTCCACATGCTTACAATATTCAACATTTGGATGCATTAGATGCCCAGTTGTCCAACAAGTAAATATTTCTCCGTCAAACTGATTTTTTGTTGTGTATTCGCTTGTTCTGTGTACATGTGATGCTATTGCTGACTGCTTTACTCTATCGTATAAAGTCTTTGCAGGACTTACTCCAGAACCTCGTCTAAATGTAGTATCTCCGTGTATTATTGGTAAGTGTCCGAATTTTACATGGTCTAAATTCTTTAACGGCTTAATGTTAAAAGTATTTAATTGTAAAATATCTTCTATTTCAAATAATTGCAAACTCAATAATTCTGGTGCTTTTGTTCGCATATATCGTTCGTAACGGAACTCATGGTTTGCATCTAAGTTGTAATAGATTGTAATATTAGGGAATGACTTTCTTATATAAGCTAACATTTCAATTATAGCTTCGTGTTCCTCGTCAAACTTTCTTACTCTTGGATCTTTTTGAAAATCGCTTAACTGGTAAAAGTCAACTAAATCCCCATTGATAAAAAGTGTGTCAATTCCTTCTTTTGTTAAGTAATCAAATGTAATATCTATTGCTTTTGGATCGTGAAAAGGAACTTGTAAATCACTAATAAAACCCATTTTCTTTATTCCGATTGGTAGTGTAAATACTACCTTCTCCTCAACCCAAGTTGGAGGTTGAACAAAGTTTGATGAATGTCTGGTAAATTCATCTTGAAACTCCTTATTACTTAATGATTTTCTTTTTTTATCTCCTATCTTGCCTCTGTAATATCTAATTACAGTTCTTATAGACTCAATGCTTTCAAAGTGATTTTTGTTCTCTTTGTAAATAAGAGAAGCTAAGGTATGCGATGGCATCCATTGCGGATATTTAGCCAAATAGTCTAAAACTATTTGACCAGTCATTGTTCTTTTCCCAGCCATTATTTTCGGTTTTTTGGTTATGCCATACTTTCACGAATCAAATCCGCTTCAGCTTCTCTCCTAATTACCAACCCATCCAATCCCTTATTTTCCCACAATCTCTTACTCTTTTCAATTTGTTCTGCTATCCCTTCGTAATCTTGTTTAGCCACTAATTCAACGATTGCTTTCATTTCCTTTCTGCTTTCTCCGTCTAACTTAGCACCTCTGTTATATACCATAGAAACTAACGCACCTCTTGTGTCTTCGTTTAAAGTATCTAACTCTGGGTAAATCTTCTTAGTCATTGCGTAATACTTAGGTATTGACTTCTTAACGAAAACATCATAAGCCATATTGTACGGAATCACAACATTTAACACTTCACCTCTTAACATTGTCTTAACTATTTTGCCTTTAACTCCGCAGAATCTTTTTAGAGCGTTTAAAAAGTTTAGGTTTAAACCTTGCCAATCGCTAAAAAACTGCTTATCTGTTACATAAGCCAAATCGTAGCCAATCCCAATCGTGCAGCCAGAATCACCACCTGCCCAAATTGGCTTTTGGTAGCGTTTTTCATACACCGCACGACCGCCTATTTCGTGCTGAATAATAAGGTCAATTGAACGCTTGGAAATCATCTTTTATAACAAATGTTTAGCAAAGATACTTACTAACACAATCCAAAGTACAACACCAAATGCAAATGCTTGTTTTTCGTTTTTATACATAGTTACTTATTTGAGAATTTATCAATAGTAGTAGAACCCATTGCAGCAACGCAAATAGCCATTACTGCGTTTACAATATTGTCCGAAAGTGCAA